GTGGCGAAAAGAAATTGAATTATGTTAGCAACTTGGCATTTTCACATTGAGATCTCCAGCAAGTGTACCTTGCGGTGTCCTCGGTGTGCCCGTCAAGAGGTGCCTGACAGTCTTGTTAATACCGAACTAGATTTAGAATTTTTCAAACGCAACTTTACTCCTGAGTTTGTGAGAACCAATGTAGAGAAGATTACATTCTGTGGTGATGATGGTGATCCTATCTATGCACATGATTTGATACCTGTAATTAGCTATCTTAAAAATATAAAACCTGTTGAGATTGTGATTGTCACTAACGGATCACACAAAAAATTAACCTGGTGGACTCAATTGGGCACTTTGTTAGACTCAAAAGATAGTGTTCACTTTAGCATAGATGGATACAATAACGCCAGCAACAATCAATATCGTGTAAACAGCGATTATGACAGCATTATTGATGGGTTACAAATACTGCGTAGCATAAGTGATTGCCAAATTGTGTGGGCTGCCATTGCATTCAAGTTTAATGAACATCATATAGACACAATGAAAAAAGTTGCCCGACAACTTGGTGTGGACAGATTTCAATTGACCAAGAGCACAAAGTTTGGCAGTGTGTATCCATCATATGGCGTGGACGATCCGTTGCAACCCAGCGTAAAATTTGTCAGCAGTTCACATCGCTTTGAACGTGAAGTTACCCCTTTAACAGAGGCAGGAAAATGGACTGCGATTTCGCTCACAAACAACCGACTATTCAATCAAACTCAAAGTCGTAACGGTGTTACTCCGTTATGCGAGATAGGCAACAAAGGATTGTACATTGATGCCCGCGGCAGGTTATTTCCTTGCTGTTGGGTAGCCAATAGATACAATCACAATTCAGACTGGCAACAACTAGCAAACAACTTCAATCTAAACACAAAAACATTAACAGACGTATTAGCGGATAGTTTTTGGACCAACGAGTTCCAAACTTACAAGTGGCAAGAATGTCAAACCAAATGCTCAAGTGCATTAGTTGACGAAAAATACGCCACTTCTTGGTAAAAGGACTAACTATAGCACATAATCAAATTTGCACATGACATGGCTTTATCAAGATACCCCAATTGAGACACTGCCCGAAGAATGTGTAGGTTTTGTTTATCTAATCACAAATAATCTATCTGGACGCAAGTACATAGGCAAAAAATTAGCAAAGTTTAGCAAAACAACATATAAAATAGTCAAACAAAAGAACGGCACAAAGAAGCGGAAGAAGATACGATCAAAGATCGATTCAGATTGGAGAGAGTACTATGGGTCAAGCCCAGAATTAACCGCAGACGTAATCAAACTAGGCACCGAAAACTTTACCAGAGAAGTACTTTACTATTGTAAATCAAAATCAGAATGTTCGTACATTGAAGCAAGAGAACAGTTCACAAGAAAAGTATTAGAATCAACAGATTATTATAACGGCCATATTCAAGTTCGTGTACATGGCTCACACATCATAGGAAAATTATGACTAAACTTGACTACAGTAAAACTAACAAAAGCGACACTGGCTTTTTGAATGATCCGTATTGGACTAACCCAAAAACAGGATTTGACAAAGCATGGCACGAACAACGAAAAAAACTCAGGCAACACCTAGGCATACACGAAAATCATGAATGGGAAATAATCAACAAACCCACTGGACCGCATGCAGGCAAAATAGTTTGCAACACTTGCGGTGGGAAGTTTGTTAATTGGATTCCAAAAGGTTACATTTTACCTAACACCTAAGGTTGGCGGGCCAGTTTGTAATACCGCTGTGGAAAAACCGGGGAATAACCGGACACGTGACATATTGAGGCACTCCCGTCAGTAAATCTGACTATCCTGAAAAATTGGAAGTGAGTCTGAGGCTAGAACAATAGGGCCGACGCATTGATATAGTATGAATGTTAGCATACGAGAACACCGGCTATAAAAATCTAAACACTAGGAACGAGGTTTAGAGCACATGAAAATATGTGTATCGTGGTAGGAAGGAAAAGCACAGAGTCCTTTAGCATACGGTGTATAATAAATTACCTACTTCCAATGTCTTGGCTAGTGATACTCACATGAAGACAACAGCGGAACCGCGCAAAACGGTTCCGTCTGACTAGATCTATCTACATGAATACTTAATCGCTTCGCTCCTGAAATCAATCACATTAACGAGCGCAAGCGAAGTTAATAGACTTGCGTAGCAAGTCTTATAATAAGTTTAATTCTTTGAGTTTGTTGACATAATGTGATTGTCCTTGAGCAACTTGTTGTTGCCAGTCACTATGTGCATTCTGATTGGCTTGATCACTAATGTATTTCCAACACACAAACTCAACTTTATATTTCTCACATGCTTTGGCAATAGCATAGGCTTCCATGTCTACCACATCTGCTGGAATTGCGAGTGCAGGATTCATCACAAAATTATCGCCAGTACTGCAAGTCAGGCCAGAGGTGTTGCCAATGTATACGCCAGTTTCAAAAGGCGTTTGGCCTGGTGTACACCCTAATGCTTCACAGGTTATGTCTCTTTGCACAAACTGAGTGCATTGATAAAATCCAGGTGCAACTGTTATACCACCGGCTGTGCCAAAGTTAATGACACGTCGTGGGCGATACTTTGTGATGACTTCGCTGGCAGTTATAGCAGCGTTAACTTTGCCCACACCGGTATAAAACACATTCATCATGTGGCTGAGATCCGGTGCTTCTTCTCGGATGGCAATCAAAATAATATCATTCATTGGTATTGATCAATCCTGTCCAGTTGATACGGTCAGCAGTTAGTGCTGTGCCGCCAGGCAAGTTTTGCAAGTTTATGATCACAGCGGCAGAAATTGTGGTGTTTGACCATTGGCTGCGAATCAAATGAGCTGCTGCCATAATAGTACCGCCTGTGGCCAACAAGTCATCCACAATTAACGGATGTTTTCCTACTGGAGCGTGTGGGTGCATTTCAATGGTGTCGGTGCTGTATTCAGTTTGATAACTGTGTTGTATTGTGGCACCGGGCAGTTTGCCACGTTTACGTACCAAGATCAGTGGAAGTCCTAACTGTCTTGCTACAGGAGCCGCAAACACAAAGCCACGACTTTCCACAGCCACAAGACTGGTAGTTGTGGTTTGATGTGCTTGAGATTCTAGCCAACTGCAACAGTAATCAAATGCCGCTGGATTGGCAAGAATGCCGGTTACGTCAAAAAAGTTAATACCTGGTTTGGGCCAATCAGGTACTATGGGTACGTGATTGAGGATGTTCATAAGTTTTGATCTGGCCAATCTCTAAACAAGGCATGTTGAATGTTGCCTGACACAAATTGATTGAATGACTTGTGCTTGACTTCAAGGTCGCCTTCAAGTGGTGCTACTCGTCGGAACGCTGAATCCATTTGACCCATGTCCGTAAACTCCATAATGATCATCCATTCAGGCATGTCTGCAATTGATCGGAATCCCATCTTGCAACGTGTGATTCTGTATGTTTCCATTTTGCCTTCTGAAATCAAATGATCAAAGAAACTTTTCATTCCGTTAACCCATTCAAGGTCCGAGATGTCGCCTTCTTTGTCTGCCCAAATTGTGTATAAATCCATAATTACTCCAGTGGTCCTAGTATTTCAAATCCCGCCATGCTAGATTTGTATAAGTGTGCTTGCTCAAGGTACAGATATCGGAATCCCCGAGCCTTGTAGATAGCACACTCTGCTTTCATTGTTTCAATTCCCAATCTCAACTTAGGATTGTTGTAGTTCCATGCAAATTGATCGCACAGTGCGTTATGATCATCATATCGTCGGATCAAACTGAATGCAACCAACCGATCTTGATCGTAGTAGCCTATTACATCTGTCATTGGGTCTGTGTAACGACAGTCAAATATAGGCATTACACTTGCAAAATGTTTGTATTTGCAATAGTCTCGATAGATAGAGTTTAGCTGTTTGATGTTGGGCTCATGCAAGTACTCCCACTTTACACTTGGAGTGTAGTTGGTTTGGCTGAGATCAATTCTGGCAAACTGGTAACTCATCTTGGATCTTCACGATGTTCAAACAGTCCCGCAAGATATTCTTCTGGCCAGTTGTGATAGAAACCTTTTTGGGCAATAAGTTTGGCTTTAGTGTTTAAGTCGCTGAGGCTTTGCACTAGCGCCAGAGCATATTTGCCTTGATTCATGCACATGCCGTTGACCATTTCTACATTTGAGGGATGATCTTCTAAAGCAAGGATATTGTTGTGTAACAAATGTTCACGATTGGCATTTTTCAAACTGTCACTGAACCATGCATACGGCCATTCCACAGG